GCATGAACTATAGCGGCCAACTTATCCAAGCACAACTCCTAAGGGACTGTGTTGGTAAGGACCGAAAAAGTTCCCCTTGGGACAGGCTATTGCCCGTCCTGGGAAACCCTAACCCGGTGGATAGGGCCAATCGGCTCTTCTACCAGATGCCCTCCGGAAGTATCCTATCGGAGACTTACAAAGGGAAACGTCTTGGGAAACAAAAGTTTCACAAGAAGACGAGATACTTTAAGTTCCATCAACAGATGGGACTCATGCGTATCTTAACCCGGGACATTGGAATGACCTGGGCAGCAGCTAGGGTACTAGTCTATAGACCGGTAAACCAGCTTAAGAGAATTGAGGAATTCGTATCCGGATTCGTTGACTCTCTTTGGCTTGCGAACGAACAGGTATTCCTGGAAGGCTCGCAAGAGAAATTGATCGTGCGAAATATCGTACGAAAAATCTTCTACGTAGGAACTAGTAATCTTTGTTCCTTAGTAGATCAGTGGAAAGAATGGGGAAATTTCCTATTCCATACACTTGCTGAAACTACCACGATAGGGGAGCTTCAGAAACCGTCGAAGAACAATATTTTTCGGCGGCTTGACAAGATACCCTACATTAGTAGAGTATATTGTGGAGATAAAGACATGCTGCTAATGCAACATGTCTCACATCTTGTCTCTTCTCGACAAATGCCATATATGGGAATTGAAACAGAAGAGAAAGCCAGAGAGAAGTTCAAAAATGTTCTTCAATCTGACCTTGTTCCATCGGAAGATCTGGTATTCCAGCTTTCGATGGCAGCACGAAGAATCGGAGGGATCTGTAGATCTATCCGACCTTCGCTTAACCCTGGGGCCTCTCACATATCTGTGACAAGCTCTGGGGAGTACGGCCACCCCATCAAACATGGTGGACAAGCGGCCGCAGTAACAGAGGCCATGAGAGAGATTCTCACTCATGTCCCTGTTGAAACCTTCGAGGAGGATACTCCTTTCGGGTTGGCAAAGCACTGGAGTGGTATACCACTTTGGAAAACTTTGTATAGGAACATTCCAATCCCACCGGAAGTGGAGTTCCTTACAGAATGGTACTTAGTAAAGGACCAGCCTGGAAAGTTCCGAGGACTTGATGAAGTTATCGGAACTCAGATACTGTATGTTGCATGGCGACAGCTAGTGCCAACACCAGTATTACGAGCGGAAGTTGTCCCAGAAATGGGCAATAAGGCTCGTCATGTAACACTTTCGGACTATTGGCTTAATGTGTTACAATCACCATTGTCTCATCTATTGATTGATGCAATGATGTATCACCCCTCCGTCTTCTCCAGTTTTCACCGACAGGATCAAACCTGGGAAGCCGTGAAGGGTATGTGTCAGAAGAAGCAACTATCGTTGCCACCCGGACACGCCGTGTTGAGTAGTGACCTAAAGGACGCTACCAACGCGCAACAGTGGAGCATCACTAAAGCGATGATCCGCGGTTTTAGTAGAGGTTTCGGACTATCGTTTCGAGACGACTACTTTGACCTAGTTCTTGGTACAATAGGACCAAGGCTAGTTCTTTTCCCAGATGACACTAGTGTGTTATCCAAGGTAGGAATAATGATGGGCGAGGCGATAGCCAAGCCGTCATTAACACTCCTGAATCTATCGATAGAGGAGTTAGCATTTCTAAAACATTGTAATACTCTAGATTTGCTTCATACAAGTGATCCAGCTCCCTATAGGGACTGGAGATACTTGCACATAGGGGGGGATGACCATCTAGCGATGGGTCCCATCCCCTATCTAAACC